TGAGCGCCAAGGCGTGCCTGGGTATATTAAACCGTGCGGAAAAGAGGGGCAAGCAGCTCCCGGAAATATTGAAACTTGCTTTAATACAGCAGGCTCAACGGGGGGCTTATTGCATACAAGGTAACTGCATCGACAGAGCCGACACCGCAGGGTGCAACGGAAAAGGATGGACCGAGGGCGTAAGCTACACCCTTAACACCATTGACCGCCCCGCCGTACTCCCTTTTGTACCAAGCCCGCCACAAGGTGATGTTGTGGTTTTTGAGCCGGGATCCTGTTCCCGTGTTGGCGGACATATCTGGCAAGACGGAAAAGCACCGGCTCTGAGAGCGCAAAGCGGCGATAATCAGCCCGCCATAGCACTTGAAAACCATCCGGCAGACAGCAGGGTTAAAATCGCCGAGGATGGTATAGTACAAACCCTCAACGCCAGAATGGGCACCGGGGGGGGGAATGTTCCCCTCGTTATGTGTACGATCCCCGGTTTTGGAACATAGCAACGCCGGAGCAACCGATGTTTACCCTGCTGGCAACAAGCTACAAGGATCCGCCGGTTGTAATAATGGAGGTACAAATGTGATAATGTTTGAAAATTACCAATTTGCAAATTGGCGCCCTGGCTGTGGAACGCTTAAAGCCAGCGGCGGCGATTACGGGGGGGCTCGGAAAACTTGATCGTGTATCAATATTGGAACGGTGAACAAGTAACCGACACCCTCACAGCAAGGAACGCAGGAGGAGCGCAACGGATGCCGGACAAACAAAATTTTAATTGCGTAGTGGGTTTTCACCTGCCGCAAGATACTATAACAGACGAAAACAAAACGGCTTGCCCGTCGGCAGGCAGCTCCACCGGCGAGGCATCGCTCGGTGTATGTGAGGGACAAAGCCAAGCACAGTACATTGTGCGGAGGCTTACACCGCTTGAGTGTGAACGCCTGCAAGGCTTTCCAGACGGTTGGACGGATATAGGCGAATGGACGGACAGCAAAGGCAAAGTACATAAAGAAAGCACCGACAGCGCACGCTACAAAGCCCTCGGCAACAGTATAGCCATACCGCCCTGGACTTATGTATTACAACGGCTTTCACTATGCTGCGGTGCAAAGCCCACAATGGCAAGTTTATTTGACGGTATAGGCGGTTTTCCGTATATCTGGGAAAGCCTTAACGGCAAAGGCTCTTGTGTATGGGCAAGTGAAATTGAGGACTTTCCTATTGCAGTAACAAAATATCATTTTCCGGAGGAGGTAAACGACGATGGCTGATGCAGATAAATGCGCCGACAGGTCGAAGAATAGGGGGAGTTAAAAAATGATTATCACAACTAAAATAAAAGTTGATGTTCCGATGGGATTTTATTGTAAGAAATGTCAGAGAAAAGAGCGCGACGAGAAACATTTTATGTTTTGCACTCTTTTCAATCGTTATCTTTACATACGAAAAGGCGAGTACCTTAAATGTCGAGAGTGTGTGAATGAACTCTATGATGAAATAGACAGCAGGTAAAGGAGAAAAAATGCAATACATACCATATGCCGTTACGGCGGCAGCGATAATCGGCACAATTGGAAACAGTTATAGAAAAGTTTGGAGCTTTTACATTTGGATTTGCACAAATGCTTTTTGGTGCGTTTTCAACCTAAAGAATCACAGCTACGCACAGGCGATCTTATACGCTGTTTATTTTTTCTTGGCAATAATCGGAATCGCACAGTGGAGGAAAAAAGAAAAATGACACTTGTTGAGCTTAACAATCTTCGCTACATAGAAAAAGAAATAACATTACTTCAGCTCAGAATACGAGAGCTTGAAAATGAAACTGAGCGCATAACTCCGATTTTAACGAGTCTGCCCGGCAGCGGAGATACGAAAAGCTCAATTGTCGAACAGCTGGTCGAAGAAAAAGAAAAACTCGGAGCGGCCCTACAAACGCGGCAGGAAGAACGAAGAAAAGCCATGCGCTTTATAAACGGAATCCCCGATTGCCAGCTTCGAATAATTTTCATTTTGCGTTTTATTTCCGGAAAAAGCTGGAACGAGGTTGCAGACTATATCGGCGGCGGCAACACAGAACAAGGCGTGTGCATGCGTGCTCTTCGGTATCTTCGAAAATTTGAAAGTTGTTAAATATGTTAAACGCCTTTTTGATAATATAAAATCAGAGAGAAACCTGATTATAAAACAAAGAGGTGCGATATGGCTAAGACTGGCAGGAAATCCAAATACGACGCCGAAATTAAGCCGCATCTTGCCGAAATTGAAAAAGCGGTTAAAAACGGCGCGACAATAACAGAAATCGCAACAGCGCTGAATATTGCCGAAAGCACAATCTACAAGTACAAGAAAGAGAAAAAGGAGTTTTCGGCGATATTTGCGCGCGGGCGCGCGTCTATAATTATAGACATTCGAGGAGCTTTGTTAAAAAAAGCCCTTGGGTATGAGTACGAAGAAGAAAAAAAGGTCGGAAGGAAAGACAAAAACGGCGAAAACATAATGATTGTTGAAAAATACAAAAGGCATCAGCCGCCGAGCGAAACAGCCGCCGCAATGCTCCTTCGAAATTACGATACAAAATGGATTGACAAAGATAACGCGACGACCGAGCTAAAAAAACAAGAGTTTGAGCTGCGAAAAGCGATTTCTGAAAGTAATAATTTTGATTTAGATTGGGAGGAGAAAAATGGCTGATAACGAAAGAAATTATTATGTCTTGAGCGAAAACAACTGTAAATTTGAAAGCTTCACAAAAGAGCAAATTTTATCGGCAATTCAGCAGGCGGTTAACTCCGGGGAAATAAAGAATGTTGACACAGGATTTGTTACAAAAATTAAAGAGCAAAACAAAAACGCCGGCTTAATGTTTTGGGTCGGCACACAAGCCGAATATAATGCGCTTGAAAGCAAAAAAAACAACTGTCTTTATATAATTACCGACGACAGAAGAAACGAAAGTATAGATCTTATTTGGAATAATTTGAGGCAACTCAACGACATAGCAGACGGGGCTATGCAGTGCGTTTATGAAAATAATGGAGAAAGATTATTTGATGTTAATTTTACAGGCGATGGACAGTTTAAAGAATTCGACCTTTCTTTCGGTGATTATTCATACGACCCGGAAAGAGATGTTGTTGTAGCTTCGCTTGGTGGAGCGCAGGTAATACCATTGGCTACCCAGTGCTTTTTTGCATTAACATTGAAAGAAGTTGATTATGCGAGCGGGAAACATGGAGTTAAGCTGTGTATTTGCGTAATATCGGGGCTTGGAAATTTATCCTGCCCGTATCTCAATGTAAATTACAAACTTCTTCGCAAATCATGGGGGACATCTTAATGGCATACATCAACGGAAAAGAGATACTGTTATCAGCACAACTAACCGGGCTTGTGAACATCGACACTGAGATGTCAGAAACAAGCGAAAACCCGGTGCAGAACAAGGCTGTTAAAGCTTATGCCGACGGCTTGGCTAAGTACAGAATTATAAGCGATGTGACTATAACTGAAGATATTGACACATATACAATATCGCAAGACAGCAACGGCAATACATTTGATTTGCGTAAACTGTTTTTCTTGTTTATAGGAAAATTCGATGCTGCTTTGAACACCAAAGCTTTGTCGCTACGAACAAACGGCGGGTATCAATATTTGATGTATAAGGGTTTTACTATTGCAGCTGACAAGGAATGCGCTTTTTGGCTCGAAGCGGAAAATTTCTTGCGCACTTCAGAAAACAGCGGCATTAAGAGCACATATTCAGCTACCTTACTTCAACAATTCACAAATGGAATTGCTCAAGGCTTGAGCGGAAACAATGTTGCTGTAAATTCAGATATCTCGTTTCAAAAAAGGCACCCAAATTATCCACATCCAATGAGCGAGATTATATTCGGCGTCCACGGTGGAACTCAAAAAATGAAATCGGGAAGTCGATTTATAATTCTCGGCATTGATTATTGAGGAGGACTGAATTATGCGAATGTATGACAACGGCATATACAGAGATATGACCGAGGAAGAAGAAGCCGCTGTAATGGCGGTCACAGAGCAGGAAGAAAAAGCAAACAAGGACGGATTAACCTCTCTTGCTGAGGGATTAAGCACGGCGACATCACTCGCACAGGTGCGCTCGGCGGCTAAGTCCGTTCTTACGGATGAAAGCGAGGAAACAAATGAGTGATGCAGTAGCCGTCGCGATTATCTCGGGTGGACTTGCCCTCTTAGGAGTGATTATAACTTCTATTAGCACCTCTCGCAGAATGACCGCACAGCTTGAGCGTAATCAGGCTGTGACGGACACGAAGCTTGAAGAGCTTACACGCGAAGTAAGGCTTCATAACAACTTCGCGCAGCGTATTCCCGTAATAGAGCGCGACATTAAGATAATAAATCATCGAATAGACGATTTAGAAAAAAATCACAAAGGAGTGTAAAAAATATGAAAATCAACATCAAGCAGAGGTTCAAAAACAAGACGTTCGTGATATCGCTGATCACGCTTATATTGGCGACGATTTATCAAATCCTCGGTATGTTCGATATCGTACCTAAGGTGAGCGAGGACACATTGACAGGTGTTTTAATGCTTGTCGTCAACTTCTTGTCTGCACTCGGAATACTCGTTGACCCGACAACTGAGGGCTTGAACGATAGCGCAAGAGCTCTCACGTACGGCACGCAAGACGATGTAAGGCAGTATGAAGAGACGGGTGGATATGTAGCGGGTATGCTATTCTCCGGACGCAATAGAGTAACTCAACCGTACACTTATAACGTGAACACCAAAAAGGGACACGGCGGTATAGACATTGTCGGAGACAATGATAAAACCGTCCACGCGGTAGAGGGCGGCACAGTATCAATGGTTTCCGTCTGGGACGGCAAGACAAAAACAGGCACACAGAGCTACGGCAACCTTGTTGTTATAACCGATTCAACCGGCAAGCGGCACTTTTACGCGCACCTTGCGTCTATCTCTATGCGTAAGGGCCAGAGGGTATCTGCCGGTGATGTTGTCGGCATAATGGGAAATACCGGCAACAGCTTCGGCGCACATACTCATTATGAGGTTCGCACCGGTCAAGGCACGGTTACACGTATCAATCCTGCCGAGTTCTGCGGTGTGCAGAACGCCAAAGGTACATACGTAAACAATGTATCTGCTGCGTCACCTGCTCCGTCACACAGAGGCACCGCTTACACAATGACTTGCAAAATGTTATATGTCAGAAAAGGACCGTCAGTAAGGTATCGCCGAGTCGGTCAGTTCTCAAGAGGCGAGATATTCTATGTCGTGGCTCGTCAAGGTAACTGGTGTCAATTAGAAAGCGGCAACTGGATGTGTGCCGGTAAGTATCTTAAGAGAGTGTAATGTTTACAAGTTTATCGCAGTTTTACAACTCCGATATCTGGAAAGCAACGCGCGCAAAAATCATAGATGAGCGTAAGGACGAATACGACATTGTGCATTGTGAATACAGCGGCGTGCCGCTGATTAACGGATATGACATAATCGCGCATCACAAAGTACCGTTAACGCTTGACAATGTTAACGATTATTCCATTTCGTTAAATCCCGAAAACATAATGCTTGTCTCACATAAAGCACATAATGAAATACACAAACGCTTCGGGTATGGCTCGGGGCGCAAGGTGTATTACGTTTACGGTGCTCCGTGTTCAGGGAAAACAACATTTGTGAATAACATTAAAGGCAACAGCGATATTGTTTGCGACATTGACAGCATATGGCAGTGCTTGACGGGCGGCGAGCGATACGACAAGCCGACCGCATTAAAACAAAATGTATTCGAGGTACAGCGCACAATTTTAGATATGATTAAGAACCGCTTCGGCAATTGGGAACGCGCGTACATAATCGACGGCGGCGCGGCCAAAACTCCGCGCAACAATCGCATTAAAGATTTAGGCGCGGAGCCTATATTCATTGACACGGACAAAGAGACGTGTTTGAAGCGTTTGGCTTCTGACAAAACAAGAACGCAAACACAGCGTGAGGAGTGGCAGAGTTATATTGATAAATGGTTTATCGATTATCAAGAAGCGTAATGCTTTTTTTGATAAATAAAATCTCCTTTTCTTTTGTGCCGATAACGCGGCGGCAAATAATACCGCGTTTCCTCCCGGAGATATCCCCCGGTCACGCCGGAAATTGGGTGTCTTCCATACTGTGCGCCCCTCCTACTTTTCGCGCGGGGCAATTTTTTGGAAATCGGGAAGTTTTTGGCAAAACTTTTGAAAAAATAGGACCTTTTGAAAACTCTAAAAACAACATTAAAAAAGATTATAACTGGGGGCTGAAAAATGACTCGTCTTGAAGAATTGAAAAGTTACATTTCGGCCTTGCCGGATGACATACAAGCTATATTGACACCCGTCCTGAAAGATATAGTCTACGAAGAAGAAATGCTGAGCAAATTCCGCGGCAATCCAAAGACGAAAACAAACACGGCGATGTATAAGGCTTATAGGCAGACGAAACAGATATATCAGGCGGATTTAAAAATGATTTTGTGGCAGCTGCGGCAAAACGAAACATCGGCGGCTGATGATCTGTTATCAAGATTGGCAGAATTCGAATGACTTATCTTGAAGAATACAATTACCTGATACAAGGCAGACACGTTATTGCCGGCTATTGGATAAAAAAAGAAATTGAAAATCTTATCGAAGATTTGCAAAACCCGGCTTATATTTACGATACGGCCGAGGCACATAAAAGAATTAAATTTATGCAAACGTTATGTTTGCAAAGCAAACATCCGTATTTCGGAAAGCCTCTTGAGCTTATGCCGTGGCAGCTTGCATTTTGGGAAACGGTTTACTCTTTCAAAATGAGTGATACAAAACTACGCCGATTTGTTGAAGTGCTCCTTGAAATCGCGAGAAAAAACGGCAAAAGCACAATGTTAGCCGGTGATGGGAATACCGATTTGTTTATTGGCACCGGAGGTTCGGAAGTTTGCTGCGCGTCAAATGATGATAGGCAAGCAAAATATATATGGCGAGAAATCGCCGGAATGCGTGACCGGCTGGACCCGAAAAAGGCTATAACAAGCCGAAATTTAGTTGAAATTCGAAATGACAGAAAGAACATCATTATTTCGCGCATGTCGAGCAAAACACAAAACAAGGACGGCGGCAATTATACAAAAACGTACCTTGACGAAGCTCACGACATAGACGAAGAGAATGGGAACAGTGAAATAGCCGAGGCTTGTTGGCGCGGCATGTCAACAAAAGATGATCCGTTATTTATAACTTGCACAACGCAAGGCTTCAGCCGTGACGGTTGCTTTTTGGATAAAAAAATCGCGCACGCAAAAGCAGTTATCGAGGGCGAAAAAGAAGATATACACTTTTTGCCTTTTCTTTATGAACAAGACAATGAACAAGAAATTTGGCAAGACGAGAGCAGCTGGGAAAAGTCGAATCCGTCTTTGCGATACGGCGTTAAAAAAATGTCAAAACTCCGTCGCGATGTTGACCTTGCTCGGACTGATAAAGAAGCACGATTGCATCTGCTTTGTAAAGATTTCAACATCAAACAAAACAGTGCGCAGGCGTGGCTTCGTTCTGAAGACTTTATGTATTTGCAAGAAAAACAAAGCCTTGAAAATTTTCGCGGCTGTTTTTGTTTGGGTGCGCTTGACTGTTCGCAAACAACAGACCTTACAAATTTAAAGCTCTTATTTATGCGTCCAAACGATAACACAAAATATGTTTTTTCACATTATTGGATTCCGGAAAGCAAATTAACCGACAGCTCAGACAAGAGCGCGGGTGCTCGTTATGAAGAATGGGCGCAAGCAGGATATATAACGATAAGTAAAGGAAGCATCATCGATTTAACTGATGTAACACGCTATATCTCAGAGCTTAAAGACCTTTATAACATACGCATTTTAAAATGCGGATACGACAAAGCATACGCTCGTGAATTTGAAAAGAGCATCGACGATTTAAGCCCGACTATGCGTGAACCCATAAATCAAAAAGTAATGTCAACGCCGATGAAATGGGTTGAGCGCGATTTTGAAAATCACGTTATAAATTACGGAAACAATCCCGTCGACGCTTGGTGTTTGGGTAATGCTTGCTGCTATATCGACCGGCACGAAAATTACAGTTGTAAGAAATCACAGGCGAGCAAACGAATTGACGGAGCGGTTGTTTTTATAATTTTATATGCAACGCTTTTAAAGTTTAATTCGGAATTTCAAAACGCAATAAAATAGGGGTGATTCACACGGGATTATTTGATTTGTTTAAATCGAAAAAGAAAAAACAAAGCGGGCTGACATATGCGCCGACGATGACCGGAAATGCACCGTTTTACTCTTCTTTCGGTGAAAGCGTTTACGCTTCGGACATAATAGTTCAATCAATCCGCTGTAAAGCGAATGAGTTCAAAAAACTCGACCCGCGACATATTCGGACAACTAACGGTGAACAATCGGTAGTGAGCGATAGCAGCATCGCAAAGGTTCTGAAAAGGCCGAATGGGTACATGACCACGGCTGACTTTTTGGAAAAAATAACAATTTTGCTTGAGCTTACAAAAAACGTGTTTATTTATCCGACATATTATAAAACAAACGGCGGCGAAAAATATTACACGGGTTTTTATCCGCTGAAGCCGTCTGAAGTTCAATATATGACCGACGCAGCAGGCGATTTGTATTTGAATTTGAGATTTGCAAACGGTTATGAAATAACGCTTCCTTCAGATAGCGTTATACATTGGAGAAAAGATTACGGAGTTAATGATTATTTCGGCGGCGGAATGTTCGGCGGCGATGACAACTCCGGGCTCTTAACAATGCTTCAACGCTACGACCAATTGACGCAAAGCATCGCAAAAGCGGTTAAATGTTCTTGCCAAGTGAATGCGGCGATAAAGGTAAATACATATGCTGAAACGGATGAGCTTAAGCAGAAACGCGAAGAATTTGAGGCCGATATTATAGACAATAAGAGCGGACTACTTGTCATGGATCAATCAAGCGAATTTGTGAACATTCCGCGAGATATAAAGCTTGTTGATGCCGAAACGCTCAAATTTTTTTACGACACGATTTTGCGCGCCAACGGGTGCAGCCTTTCAATACTTAACGGTGATTATACTAAGTCGCAGAAAGAAGCTTATTACGAGCACGCTCTCGAAGCAGACATAAAAGGTTTGGGACAGGCTATGTCGCGAGTGCTTTTTACTGAACGCGAGGCGGCGTTCGGTAATGAGATAATCCTTTACCCTAACGACATATCGTTTATGTCAATGGAAAATAAATTGACGGCATTGCAATTAGGGCTGCCTGCCGGCATATTCACAAAAAACGAAGCCCGAGAGTTACTGGGATATGCACCCATTGAGGGCGGCGACGTAATGCCGAGAGGCTATAACGAAGTAGACGCGACAGGTACAGGCGAAAGCGAGGAAAAAAACGATGAGTAAAAAAAGAAATGATTATTTTTTGCAGCGCGGTTTTACCGCCGAATTTAGAGCTGCGGGAGCTGATGACGGCAACACAGGACATATCGTCGAGGGCGTCGCAGCTGTCTGTGAGCAAGAAACACGTATACAAGATTTTTTCGGAGAATTTATCGAGGTCATTCGAAAAGGCGCGTTTGACGAAACGAACTTTGACGACGTGCGCTTCTTAGTGAATCACGATTTTAACGGCATTGCTCTTGCCCGAAGCCGGCGGAATAACAAGAGTGATAAACCTAACACAATGCAGCTTTTCGTAGACGATAACGGCGATGTGAATATAAAGGCAGATCTTGACACGGAAAACAACGAACAGGCCCGTGCTCTCTACTCGGCCATAAGCCGCGGCGATATGGACGGAATGAGCTTTTGCTTTTACGTTTCGGAAGATAATCAGAGATGGAGTGAGCGCGATGGGGTAAATGTTCGTGAAATATTGAAGGTCGATAAAGTTATCGAAGTTTCAGCTGTTAACTTCCCGGCATATGGGGGAACTAACATAGATAGCCGGTCGCTGGATAGTGACCGCCGAGCACTGGATAGGGCTCGTATCGCGTTGGATAACGCAAAAAAAACGAAGCCTGATTACAAGGCAAAAACTTTAATTACAATGTACAAAAAGTGAGGTAATGAACATGAAAGAAAAACTCTTAAAGCTCTTAAACGCAAAAAAAGAGCAGCGAGACGCTCTTAACAAATCAATGATTGAGAGCGAGAACAAAGAAGAGCGCGCCGCTATCGGCGAAACTCTTAAATCTCTTGGCGAAGAAATCAACGAAGTTGAAGAAATGCTCGCACAGGTTGACGAGCCAGCACCCGATGGGCCCGACGCAGGTGATAAGGGCGACGACTCTCGACAGCTTGACCCAATTGCAACGTTTAAAATGAGGGATATAAAACCGTCTGCTGTTAAAGACCGTTATGATACGGAGGAATACCGCAGCGCGTTTATGGACTTTGTTTGCAGGGGCATTAAAATTCCTGCTGAAATGCGCAAGGATGAAGTGACCAAAACAACAGATGCAAGCGCAGTTATCCCCACGACAATTCTTAATGAAATGGTTGTCGGACTTAAAAATTACGGCAATTTGTATGCAAAGGTTCGTAAACTTAACATACAGGGCGGCGTGCAAATTCCGATTTTGTCGCTAAAACCGGAGGCTAAGTGGATTTCTGCCAATACCGCAACAAGCGAAAGTGACAAACAGAAGATAGCGTCTAATACAGCTGTTACATTTAATTATTATGGTTTGGAATGCAAAATTTCGCAGACTTTGCTCACAAATGTTACAACGCTTGACATGTTCCAGCAGATGTTTATTCCGCTTGCAATGGAGGCTATTGCGAAAGCTTGGGATATTGCAATAATCTCCGGCAGCGGTACGGGCGAACCCTTAGGAATCACCAAGGATAGCCGAGTACCTACATCACAAGTAGTTACACTTGATGCTGCTGACGTCGTTAAATGGGATGCGTGGAAGAAGAAAGTTTTTGCAAAAATTCCCTCCGCTTATCGTAGCGGTTCGGCCATTATGGCTCAGGGTACCTTTGACGGGTATATAGATGGAATGGTCGACAGCAACGGACAGCCGATTGCACGCGTTAATTACGGAATTGAAAATGGCGAATCATACCGTTTTGGCGGCAAGGAGGTTGAAATTGTTGAACCAGAAGTAATAAAAGACTGGGATAGTGCAACGACTGGTGATGTTATTGCCATATTTGCAAACCTGAACGATTATGCAATTAACAGTAATCTTGAAATAAAAGTCGTAAAATGGGAAGACAATGACAACAACGAAATCAAAAACAAAGTCATTCTCATCGCCGACGGAAAGCTTGTCGACCCTAACGGTGTAGTTATCGTTAAGAAAGGCGTATAAACAATGAGAACTATTGACGCATTAAAAGCCCTTGCTGTTGCGCTCGGTTGCGCAGCAAGTGTCGCAAAAGTAACGGGAAACACCATCGACGAGGTTGTTAATTTTATCGCAGCAAATTTGCCTGACACCTACAAGGGCAAGGTTGCTGGAACTTAATTTAAACAAGAAAGGTTTTATGTGATGCAATTGACAGAAGCCGAAAGGCTGGCGAAAGTGAAATATGCTTTATATGGCGACGCAACGCAGAGTTATAACGACGAGCAGCTTAAATTATACATCGAAGAAGTGCTCGACGAAATGATTCATGCCGGCGTTAAGGAAAATGTTGCAAAAAGCGCGGCGGCTGTCGGTTGTATCGCATGCGGCATTAACGACATCTGGAATTTCTCAAGCGGCACTGTCAAGCATAGCGAATATTACGATCGAAGGCTGGTTCAACTCACTTTGAGAAGAGGCGACGAAGATGTATAGACCGTCGGAAGCCGCACAAATGACGACTGCAATTCAATTGCAGCAACCGATTAAAACGAAGTCGTCTGGCGTTAGTCAAAAGTCTTACGGCGTAAGTAAAAAGTCATACAAGGATGTTGACGGCATTGTTATGGCGAATTTCAAAACATACGGCGGAACAGAAAAAACCGACAATGGGATTTTGTCGATTGAAGAAACAGCGCAAATCGTATGCCGGTATCGCCCGGATATTAAAAGCGATACCCGAGTAGTCCTTTTGCAGACGGGTGCGATTTATGAAATCTTGGGAGAGCCGGAGAACATCGAAATGCGAAATATGTTTTTGAAATTCAAAATTCGCAGAATAAAAGGCGGTGTTTGATTTGCCGATAACACTAAAACTTACCGGATTTGAAGAAATGCTTACGGCGATTGAAAAAGCCGGTGGTTCAATTGACAAAGCCGCAAATCAATGTATGCAAAAATCGGCAAAGCTGATGGACGAAGAACTAAAAGCTCAAATGCGCTCGGCAAATGTGAAAAGCGATTTAATTAACCGTATGCCGTCGCCCGAAGTCGAAAAAGATGGCAATCGATATACGGCACGCGTCGGCTTTGTTAAAGGTGAGTACAACCCGACAAAGCCGTCTGATGCATATAAGGCTATCTTTTTGAATTACGGCACACCGCGCCGCACAAAACACGGTCAGGTTAAAGCTCGGCACTTCATTGAGAAAGCTAAGAAAAAGGCAAAATCGAAAATCAAAAAATCACAGCAACAAACGCTCGAAGAGATTTTGGGAGGCTTGAAAAAATGAAGCAAAAACTAATTGATGCTCTCATAAAATGCGGATTTGAAGAAGCCAAAACACTTTTTCTGCAAGGCACAATGAATCCGAACGAGCCATATCCTGAAACATTCGTTACGTTTTGGACGAGCAGCACATCCGACGGCATGCATTTTGAAAATCAAACAATATCGTATGAATGGTCATTCAGCGTGATATTGTACAGTAGTGACGCAAATATCGTAAACACGAAGCCGGAAGAAATCCGCGCTGTTTTAGAAAAAGACGGTTTTATTCCATTAGGCAAAGGGCAAGATGTCCCAAGTGACGAGCCTACCTATACGGGATGGGCGATGGATTTTATAATTCCGGAATATTAAGGAAAGAAGGATGAATATGGAAGACAAAAAATTCGGCTTGCTTCGCGGATTGTCCGAAATCTATATCGACGAAATATCCGACAGTGCAGAAGCTTATACTCCTGCTGGGAAGCCGGAACAGCTTATCCCTGCTGGGGAGCTGAAAATAAAGAAATCGGTTGACAAAACACAAGTGTATTTTGACAACGCACTTTATGCGGAAGTTCGAAAAGAAAACGCTTCTGAAATGGAACTCGTCGGAGCGGCTATCCGTGCGATGTTCAATGCTTGGCTCGAAGGTAAGAGCATAGATACAACGACCGGCGCGATAATGGACGACGGCGAAGCTCATGAAAAGTATTTCGCAATCAGCGGAAAAAAAGATTATACCGACGGAACAAGTGAGTATTTTTGGTTCCTGAAATGCTCATACGGCGGAGCTGAAGAAAGCACCAAGACAAAGAATAACAGCACCGATTCGTCGGGCATGACATTGCCGTTTACGGCGTACAAAACGCAGTTTAAATTCACAAACGGAAATAAAGCGGCAAAAGTTGTAAGAATTGACACTTCGACAACCAAAATTAAAGCTGATGCTTCTTGGACAAAACAGGTTGTAACGCCCGACAACTTGAGCGAAGTAATAGAAAAAGCAACAAGTGTGTAATATTTGAAAGCGGGCGGCGAGAACGCCCGCTTTGCTATTTTAGGAGGAAAAAATCATGGCAAAATATGAGCTTAATATTTATTGCAAAAACAATGAAATTGAAAAAACATATGCGACGGACGCGATACCGTGGGGCTTTTACATAGAAGCCGTTAAGGCTTCAGACGAAATTGAAAATATGGATGTGCGAGAAAAATTCGAAATGATTAACAGTTTCGTGAAACGCATGTTTATAGGGTTGTCTGACGATGAACTTAACAGAGCAAGCGGCGATGACGTTATAAATCTGTTTAATCAGCTCATAAGAAAAGGCAGGTCGATTGTCAGCTCAAAAAACCCG